TGTCCTAGCCGATTCTAGGACCTTACTTTTTAAAGGGGGGCTATGTCATTTATATTGCAGAATGTTTTGTATAATATTTCTGCTTTATCTAATGCTTTATCTAATTCAGTAGTATCTACATTGATTCCTATATTCATATAAGCTTTACACTCTTCATGTACCCTAGCATTTCCTATAGGACCAATAACTCCACCACATTCTATGCATCTATTACCATCTGCTCTCGCTTTAGGGAATACATTTATAATATTACATTCCATACATTTAAATGCTATGTATTCTTTATGCTTTGTTTTACTCATACTTAACCACCTCTCCCTTACTATTAAACATTAGTCCTTCTCTTATAACTATATCGTGACTACTCATATGTTCTCTGTTGTGGCAATCTATACATAGATACTCTAACTCATTCCAGTTAAGCGTTACATCCATATCATTAATGTTCATAGGAGTTAGTAGTATCTTATGGTGTACTATAAGACCAGGACTACCACATCTATTACATAATCCATACACCGATTGTATAAATCCCTCTCTACATTTCAACCATGCTCTGCTCTTATAGAACTTAATAGCAAACTCTTTAGCCACTTACATCTCCTACCTAAACCCTCTATATTTTAACTCTCTATCATAATCATCATCTATTGTTTTCTTTATAAGCATATCTTCATAATAAGTTTTTATAATTATTTTTAATTTATCATCAATAACCATCTTTGAATTATCCGAACAATCATACAATGTTAAAGTACTATTGTCCTTATTTAATTTATTAATCATATACTTTATTACATCAGTATTCTGTATTACTATATTTTTTCTTAGCAAAATCAACACCTCATTTAATTCAAAATATCTATGTAAATCCATGTAAACTAAGTTGTGAACGTTCGTCTTTTGTCTGTAGAGTTTGACATATCTATGTATTTTGTAAAATTAACTACAGTTTTTTTCTACCTAATATAGCAAACTATTTTTAATTTTCTATTTTACCATAGTCTTTTATGTCAAACTAATGCCTAAAAAATATAATTTATTACTTTCTTTTGAAAGATAATCCTTTTACTAAATTATCCTTGGTATCTTGATTTACACCTATATATATTTTTGTAACAGATATATCTTTATGGTTTAAAAGGTCCTTTATTCCCATAATATCTTTACTGTCTTTATATAACCAATACCCAAATGTTTTTCTCATGGTGTGGCAACCTATATTTTCTTTATATTCAAAAAAGTCTGCTGCATTATTTAATATTTGCCATACTCTTTGTCTTGTAATCGGTTTGTTTTTTCCTTCTCTGCTTTGAAATAGAAATTCATAATCGTTCATATCTTTTGTATATTTTTTATATATTTTTTGTAACTCACTATTTATAGCAATATTAGCTTCTTTGTTTGTTTTGCTTTCCCTGATATAAATATGATCTTTATTTTTTACATCTCTAACTTTAAATTTCAACATATCAGATATTCTTCGCCCCATGTATATACCTGTCTCAAATAAAACATAATCTCTATAGTTTTTAGTTTTTAAATAGTCTTCAATATCATAAAGTAAATCTTGGTTTCTTAGAGGTTCGACTGTATTCATTCATTTCTCACCTGCCTTACTGCTCCATTTATTCTTTTGTAAGTATCATGTCCCATGCATTTCTTTAAACTATCATTAGTATTTTCTATTATCACTTTTTTACTATTGCAGTAAGGACAAACTAAATATCTATCCTTAGACATCTTTGCAACCTCTTCTGTTAATAAAACAAATTCAAATCTACATGCAATACATTTATAGCTTGTATACATACTTAGCATATCCTCACTGCTCCTTATATTTTACTTTTAGAGTAACCTACTCTATTAATCACATCATGTGCTTATAAATCCACATACCGGGCATTGTCCATTTTCTAACTCATTACCACAGATAGGACACATATTCTCACCTCTTGAACGTAAAAAAAGACACTGGTAAAGTTTCCAATGTCTTTTTTAATCTTATTCACTTGTCGTTATACATACTATAATCTAGTAAAACCGTAAAAAACCGTAATTTTAAAATATATTTAATTATTTTTTATTTTGTATTTCTTTTTAACTTTTGCTATTATTTTTTCTACTGTACTTTTACTGACATTTAATCTTTGTGATATTTGAATATAATTTAATCCATCAACCTCTTTTAATTTAAAAATTTTATATTGCATTCCTGTTAAACTTCTTAATTTAATGTTCATTAGCTCCTTTTGTTCTAACATACCTTTTAATATCATTTCTTCTCTTTCTAACCTTACATCAACCCTATTTATACGTGGAATAAGTCTATCAAGGGTTATAAAGTCTTTGCTACCATGTGGCATATCTGAATATGTTTGCGCCTTAAGTTCTCCTGGTGCTTTAAGTAATACCTCCAAACTTTTCTTTTCATTTTTAAGCCTTGATATGTTCATGTTTGCTATATCTATTTCTGTACATAAGTCTTTATAAGTATTAATAGCGTAAATAATAACCATCCCCTTGATTTTATTAAGAAATTCTTTTGTATTCATAAACAACATTTTCAATGCTTGTCTCTGCGTAAATTTGTGTAGTTTTTGGATCGCTATGTCCCAAGAGTGCTTGTACATTATGCAATGCCATTCCTGCAGCTAATAAGTGAGTAGCTATACTATGTCTTAACAAATGTGGGTAGATTGATTTTCCTAAATCTGCTCGAGACAATATATATTCTTTTAATAAATATTTAGATTTTGTATTAAAACATACTACTCTCTCTTTATTTCCTTTGCCTATAACTTTTAATGTTTTATTATGCCAATCTATATCTTCTTTATTTATATCAACTATTTCGCTTAACCGGCAACCACTAGAGTATGTAAATTCAAGCAATGCTTTCTCACGTATATTTTTACATTTTTGTCTTAATACTTCTACTTCGTCTACAGTTAATGCATGTCTAAGTCTGCCTGGCTCTTTAGTTGCTTTTATTTTTAACATAGGATTTTGGGGAATATATTCTTCTTCACGCAGCCAACTAAAAAATGATTTTAATATATAATTTTGTGTGTTAGTTGTACTTGGTTTGAGATTTATGCATCTTTGGGCTAAATACATTCTTAAATCCATTGTTGTTACAGATCCCAGAGGTTTCCTAAGATAATTTGCAAACTTTAGCAGCTCTTGATTATAATTTTTTAATGTTCTTATACTTAGTCCATCCAACTTTTTTACAACTAGATAAATGTGTAATTTTTCTTCTGTATCATTGCTTGTTGTAAGTCCTGTTTCTTGTGGAACTATATCATATTTATACAAGACCTCTTCTGCTATTTGCCTTACCTTAAGTTGATTAATTTCTGGAAATTCTAATGTTAATTTACCTACTAGCCTTATTATAATTTCATTATTTGCAATTGACATACAATGTTCCTCCTTTGTTTGTTAAAGAGGAGATATATGCTATACTATTTATATCTCCTAATGAGATTTTAAGAGAGCTGAGTGTTATCGAGACTATCAGCTCTTTTTATTTACCTTTTATTGCGCCAAATTCTTGTATTACGTTATTTACTCTTTATATCCATAATCAATTAACTTTCTTGTTTTTAATTCTTTTAATGTATTCCTTCCAAAGTCCTCATAACTATCGCCTGCTAAATCTATACAATCTCTAATAATATCTTGAAGTAAATCAAACATTTGAATTTCGTCTAAATCACTAAGCTTTCTTTTTCCAAATTGCATTTAATAACCTCCCTGTCGTAATATTCTCATATTTTGTAGCTATAATTTTTCTAATTGCTTATATTTATCATTAAGATATATCTGAGCTGAAGTTACTAAAACATCAATCATTAGCGTTTTACGGTCTCCGGTTATATAAATTGGTTGTTGGGTTGTGTCCATTCCTGATATTGATATTTTTATTTCTTTAGCATCTTTAAATCTTTTATATTTTTCTAAATTTTGCTTTGCACTATTGATACATGATTCTAAATTTTTAGCTCTTTCTAAATCGTCTAGCGTCATATCTGTACCTCCTTTTTAATATTTTGTCTTACTCTTCTCCAGTAATAATTGTGTTTTCACAAGTTTCACTGAATAGCTCTACTGCATCAACATTATTATCAATCCACCACGTACCATCATAAAATTTAACCTCACCGGTGAAGTCTCTATCCTTTGTACCTACTAAAACATTTACTTGGCGTACATCCATGCCCTCATATATTTCATTGCCATTAACATCATTTTGCTCTGTATATTGTCCTACTGATCCAGGTATAATTTCATAATCTCCATCTTCATTACAAATTTCCGTTCTATCTACAATTTGAAGTAAATCACCATAAATAAAATCTTTTGTATCTTTACTTTTTGCTCTAAATTTAATTTGCCTCATTACTGTCCTCCTCTTGTATTTCCTTATGATCAGGCACTGGGATAGCATGTCCACAATTTTCACACACCCATACACTCGAGCTATCACTAGAAAACCATTTTGTAAAACAATTAGGACATATTCTTTTCTGCATTTGTTGTATACCCTCCTTTTTAAAACCTTCACACTCTTTAATCTTTTTAGATTTAAGACCATATATATTATACTTTTTGCACCAACCAAGGATGTTAAATTCACAACCTTGGCATAAATATTTATTCATTATAATCTTTCAGACATTTTATTTATTAAATTTGTAATAGCACCTTTACACTTTTCATACATCTCTGGATAATCTTTTTTTATTTCATCCATTGTTTCTAATTCATTCCTGAAAATATTTTGAAGTTCTTCAAAGTAAATTTTAAATTTAAGGACCGGTTGAGAAGTATTTTGGTTAGTCTTTGCTCTAAGCTCTTGTAGTTCTTTTTCTATTTCATCAGGTACCTTTTCAATTATCACTGGCTCAGCTGTTATTACATCAACAGGCTTTTTTAATTGTTCTTCAAGTTCATCTATTTTCAAGGCTGAACTATCTAAATCATTTTGTGCTTCCAGAAGAGATGCCTGGAGTCTTTCAACCTCTTCATCATTCCCAGAAATTTTAGCTTCTCCAATAAATGTTTGAAGCTTTAAAATTTCTTCCTTTTGATTTTCTTTTTCTTTTTTTAAATTATCTTTTTCACTTTTAAGTTCACTCTCTAAGGCCTTTAGTTTTAATTCAGATTTTACTTTATCTTCTTCGAGCTGCTTAGCATCTATTATTGCTTGATTTAGTTGTGATTGATATATTTTTAGATTGTCTTCAGCAGTGTTTTTTTCATTTTCTGCCTTGTCTCTATCTTTAATTGCTTGTTGCAATTCTCTTGTTGTCATTTCGTTTACAGGGTTCTCTTTTACAAAAGTTTCTCTCTCTTCTTGTGGAAGTTCTAACAGTGCAAAAGCCTTACTTCTAGGCAAATCCGACAACGTTGTCGTATTTGAAAATTCACTTGCAACTTTCATAAATCTTTGAGCAGTTCTATCAGTAAAATCCACCTTTTCTTTGAGCCAGTTTCCCCAACCTCCATGAGGTAGTGACTCTTTAACTTCTATCAGTCTTTTACCTATTTCTATAATGTTCTGAGCAGTCTGTTGCTTTAAAATTAATATTTCAACTGTCAATTTATCTATAACTGTTGTTTGAATTTCATTCATAATATTTCCTCCTCTTAATTAGGCTGATAATCTTACTCTATTTCTTTTAGTCTGTTTTTCTAATTTTTCACTTGTAAATACTTTAATAAATTCTTTCACATCATCACTTGGAGAACGATTGTTTTTACCATGTACCTGAACAATTCTATCTTTTTTTATTTCTATTGTGTAATAAGGTTTATCTAACTCTGCAGCTTTGCGTATGAAAAATATATTGGTTTCACCTTTAGCGTAAGGTTCTGTATAGTGACTAGCAAGACAGTGGCTTAATGCCTCACTCTCTTCTACCATTTCTACTGAGCTCATAGCCGGTCTGATAATAAGATCACTGTATTTAAATATATATTTTTCTAAAGATTTAACTCTATTTTTAATACCTGCATCAAACTTTTCATTTTTATTTATTTTAATTTGCTTAATGGTGTTTTGATGCATAGTGTATAGATCCTTTGGAAATAGTACCTGCTCTCTGTTAATGTCCATTCCAAGCAATTTACAATCTGCTATATAATCATTAAGTTTAAGAAGGACACTATCTTCTCTACAATAATGCTTGTTCTTCTCTGTTCCATTAAATTTCATAAATTGTTTTGATATATATTTTAAAATTTTTCTTATTGAGCTGTACTCAGTTATCATTTTTAAGTCTTCATAATGTGCTGAGTAAGTTGTAGCAATTTTTATAATTTCTTCTGTGGATACTTCCCATTTTTGCTTTCTAGCATCCTGAAGAACTTTCAGAAATTGAAAAGTAACATTTATTTTTTTAAGTTTTATTTCTCTTAAATCTAGTTTACTTATTTTTAAAATTTTAAATATTGTTTTTCCATTCCAATTTATTGCTCTTTCTGTGCAATATCCATTTAACTTACCGGCAACGAGATTTTCAAAGCCTTCTTTTACTAGATATTCAATGCCAGGGTGTTTGGAATACTCCGCAAATAGTTTTACTATACTATAATTCCCTTGAAATTGTTTGTAAGGCATGTGTTGAAAGCTAGTACTTTTAATAGCCTTACCTATACTTTCAAATGAGCAGTAACACATTTTAGATGCCATCCACCCTTGGTTAAAATCAAATATAGAACTCGTCATATCCCAACCATTATTCCAGTAATTCTTTTTAAACATAGTGGTTTTTTTGTTTTCAAAAATATAAATTGCGTATAAATTACATGTTAACTTTGGGTTTTTGTAATCTGTATTATAATTTTTTACTGTGTAATATCCTTTGCAAATTACCACATTAGGATCTATAGCTGATTTTTCAAAGTAATAAAAGCAGCTATCATTAGTACATTTTTTTCTACCATATCTGAGTAATTTAGCCCTTACACTAGCCCCGCAGGATGGACATCTTCCATCCTCATTATGTTTTATATCTTCAATATCAAATTCGTTTTTGCATTTACTACAATAGGCTTTATTTATTCCATCCTTTTTTTTTATAAATAGATATTCTGAATCTCCAAATACCTCTTCATTTACAAATTCCATAATTGGTTCAGTTATATTCAGATTTACATGCTTTAAATAATCTTCATACATCCTTTACACTCCCTTTTAAAAATCAAGTTCAACATTAAAATCAACGTTAGGATTTTTATCTTGTGCTATAGGAGCTTGGACCATATGTTCCTGAGGTTTAACTCCAGTTCCCAAAACTGCTGCATCAATCCCAAAATATTCTAAAACTACTTTAAACCCTTCTTGATCAGTAAGCACTGCACAATTCCCAACCTTCTTTTTTTTAGCTGCCTTCTCCATTTCACTTAAACTTTTCCCAATAGTTTTATCTTCTTGAAAAATTTTTTCTGCATTACTAGGATTTTCCTGAAGGTGCTGGAGAAGAAATTCTCCAACTACCTGAACATAAGGATTATTTTTATTTCCATCTATTTCAGCTTTTAATTTTTCAATTGCTTTTGCTAACATAATTTAACCTCCTCTAATTAACTAAATGAAGCTTCTGGCTCTTTATCCGGTGTAACTTCATCACTCTCGCAAGTTGTGTCAAGTTCAATTTTAGTCCCATCTTGGTTTAATTTTATTAAAAATAATTCAAAATCATCTAAGTGTCTTAGTGAATTTAAATTTTGAACTGATTCACCTGATATGCTCCATTCTTTTTTATTGTTATCATTTGTATATCTATTAACTTTAATTTCAAGGTTCATATCTTTATCTTTTTCACACTCAAAGTATAAAGTTCCATATTCAAAACTACTCCAACTTCTACTGCTATCTTCTTCAAAATCCAATGATATTTCTACCATTTCATAGCTAACTCCATCATCATAAGAAACCTCTAACTCACTTGTATCAATTTCTTTGGCCACGCGTTCTTTCCATTTATCAAATAAATCAGATACTTTTATTGATTTTGTTTTTTCATTTACTACCATTAATTCTTTAAAATTAGTCAATAATTTTTTATTCTCTATTGAGCTGCTTTTAAGAACATCTACTAAAACATTATCAAGCTTTACAATATAAGCTGAGTAATCATATTTTTCCAAGTAGGGAACCATAACACCTTTGATTTTATCTTCTATAACTTTTTTAATTTCTCCACTCCAACCAAACATATCTTTAATTGATGATGCAATACATTCTTCTAATTTTGCTGCTATTACCTTTTCAATTATTCCTTTTTCCAATTCCTGTGATATGCAATCTTTTATACTATTTTCTAAATCCATATTAATTTACCCCTCTCATTTTTTAATTATTTACTACGCCGAATTTAGCAATTACGACTTAACTAGAATGGTATTTCCCCATCATATATAGGTACCTCTTCATAACCTTGTTGATTTATATCTGTTGTAGCTGCATCATTCTTTTTACTGGCCCATTCTAAAAACTCAACTTCATCAGCAATTACCTCTGTAACATATCTTCTGGTACCATCTTTAGCCTCGTAATTTCTAGTTTGAATATTACCTGATACGCTAACTAATCTCCCCTTTATTACATAGTTTGCTGTAGCTTCTGCTTGCTTTCCAAATACTACTACTGGTATAAAATCCGCTTCCGGTTGTCCCTCTCTTTTATATCTTCTATTTACCGCAATAGTAAATATCGCTATAGCCGTTCCTGTTCCTTGCGCAAATTTAAGCTCTGGATCTTTTGTTAATCTACCAACTAAAACAACTTTATTTATAATAAATCACTCCCATTTTTTTTATTTTGTTATAAATTCGCTATAGTCTAAAGTTTCTATCCATTTACAAAACTCTCTCCACTCTGGCAATCTATGATCCTTACGTTGGCTATAAACTGTTTTTAATGCTCTATAGTTAGTTGTTAGTCTAGCAGTTAATTCAAACCCAGCAGGGTTGCTATATAAAAGTCTTAAATAATCTACACTGTCATTTGTTTTGTTATAAATTTCTTTTAATTCTTCCATTATGTCAATTATTCTCGGATCAACGTATTTGTTGTATTGATTATATAAATTAAATTTGCTTATACGGTGCATAGTGCTTTGGCTGCTAACAAAATTTATGAATTTATATCTTTCTAATTCTACCCAGGCCTTATTCGTAAATGTTAAATCAAAACTTACTAAGATACCTGTTAAAAACTGATCATGTCCACTACCTTTATAACTATTAGCTAAGCCCCTCACTCTGCCTGTAATATCGCAATTGCAATCTCTTGTATTAATTGCCATTGGGTATTTACTAGCTTTTATACTGTCCTTTAATCCACTAATTTCAACATTTTCTATTTCCATCTGCTACCCTCTCTCATTTATTTGTTCCATTATTATTTCTCCTTTAGCCTATTGGGTATATCTTGCATATCCTTATTATTTAATTCCATTTCTATAGCCATTGATACATTCCACATTGCAGCTCTTAAATGATTTTCTTCTTTTTTTCCTCTCATGTAGCAGCTTAAATGTCTAATTGCACTATCTAGTAGACTATGCGCAGGTATTCCCTTTTCGCAATTTCTCTCTCCGTATTTAGTGGCTCCATTTTCACAATGTATAGCTAACTCATGTATTGCAACCCATGGTAACAAATCATATCTCCCTTTTCCCTGGTGCATGTCCCTTACTGCTCCTGTCTTAAATTCTGTTCTTTCTCCACTATCTTTTATTGAATCATCCATTATATTCCTCCGTAGTTTTCTTAATTCTTTTTGCACTATTTTTAATGCGTTCTAGTAACTTTTCTGAAGGTTTTTCGTTGCATAAATCACTTATTATATCTGCTAAGTTATAGACTGTCTGTAGATCGCATATTGTTGCTGCTTTAACACCTTTCATTTTCTACCTCCTAGTGTGCCCTTCTTTTTCTCTCTATTATTTCTCTGGTATAGTTATTAGCTTCTATTTATTTTTTTCTATCTAACCCTGCTGCTTTTATATTTTCTAATTTTTCATTAAATTTGTGTTGAGCTTTAAGCGCATTATATGTTGCTATAGCTTTTTGCCTATTACTTAACTCCACATTATTCACCATCCTTTTTTAAGATATTATAGGTCCACAAACTTAACATTTGAAATTTTGGTATTTCTCCGCCTTTGTATCTTGTAAGACTTTTCATTTCTAACGTATACTTAAGTAATATTTCTACTTCTTTTGCTATTTCTTCTACAGTCCATAAATCTTTATTTATCGTCATTGCTCCACCCCAGTAACTTCTTTTCCAAATCATCAAAATCATAATTTCTTGACTCACAGTTTTCAACAAAATCATTCTTTTTATCTTTTGAATATTTAGGCTCTTTCATCTGCAATATTAGTTTTTCATAATGCTTCCTTAGTTTATCTGGAGATAATATATTTTTATACCAAAACTCATTCTTTTGACTAAACACTATTACTTTTTTAATATCTTCAATTTCTCTATTATCTAATCTTAAAATTAAATCAAACTGCTTGGACCATCTTTGTAAGTTTGGTTCTTTTGCCTTATCATTATTTCTTTTAATATAAGCCCAAAGAAAAGTAGATAATCTGTATTCGTCAGAATCAGATAAAAAAGTTTTTGCTGCCTTATCCTTATCTATTTTAATCTTATCTAATCTAACCTTATCTAATCTAACCTGCGTATCCATTTCGTGTACATTTTGTATACATTTTGTGTCCATAATTTTATATGTGCCATTATCATCTTCTAAATAAGATTTTTCTTGGTCATATAATGTCTCTTGGTACCTATCTTTTTGTATATAATTGTGTATTTTCCAATGTTTAATTACACAAACACCACTTTCAAATGGTATTATAAAACTTTTTGCAACTAATATTTTAAGATCATCACTTGAGCAATTAACCATTTTTATAATTTTTTGTGGTGAACTTACAAACCCATCATCATCAGCCCGCATTGAAAGTTGAAAATATAGTAACTGGGAGCTAATTGGCATATCTAAAAATAAATCTGTATCTATAATTTTAAGTGAAAACATTCTTTTTTGTGCCATCTATTGCCCTCCATGTTGATTTATTTATATTGAAATCATTTTGTGAGTAATTCATTTTCATGCTTTAACTTTATAATCATTTGAACTTGATTTTTGTTACATTTTGCAAAACCAAAATTTGCTTTTATAAGCTTATTATTGTGATCCATTAAAACATTACAATTGTTATCCAATGTTTCATTATTATCAATTAATGCCTGGACTCTTTTATGCAAATTTATTTCAACTTCATTCATATTTTCACAACTCTCTTCTAGCTCCATTACCCTATTAAGAAGCTTTGCATTAGATTGTTTTAAATTTTCATTTTCTAGTGAAAGGTTAAAATTTAAAATTGATACTTCTTTGCTTTCTTCTGGAATGTCTATTACATATTCAAGCAAATTATTTAAGCACCTAACCATTGATTGGTTTATGGTTCCGCTGTTCGTATCTACTAAAGCTGTAACATAACCTATTATTTGTTCTTTCATTTTTACTCCTCCACATTGATTTATTTGTTTAAGCCATGTTATAATATTATTGACTTATTTTGATTGGACCCTCTGCAAAGGGTTCTTTTTTATTTTTTTACTATAAGTTCGACATAATTGTTTTTCCATAATGCCTTCTTTCTTAAGTTTCACAACTCTCTGCATTATAGATTTAATTGTCCTATCAAGTGCATAACTCATTTCTTCAGGACCTATAATGTAATACCAATTAATCAGATATTGTTCATCTTCATAATTCCATGGTGTACTCATTTTTTGATGAAACATTGGATTATATAACAATCTTTGAAAACGGTCATACTCTATTGGTATTTCAGGTATCCATTGCAACACTTTTCAGCGCCTCCTTTAATTGCAACTTTTAAATATTTTTGAAGTTCTTACTGCAAGATCTAAAACATAATTAAAGCTTGTACACTTACTAAAATTAATTCTATTTGTCTTTAACTCACAAGTAGCTATTTCACATACTATTGCAAACTCCGCATTAGTGAGGTTGCCAGTTCTACTTTCTAATGCTTTTCTTAACATTATTTTCCCTCCTAACACAATTCTCAATTACTATATAATTTGAAAATGCTTCAACTGTAATGTTTATGCACTTTTTGTACTTCTTCATTAACCATTTTTTTTCTGTATAATTTTTTACTGGTATAACTTGTACAAACTGCATTTTATTTTTATACCTCCTTAGCTAGGCTATTTCGTAAATTTGTGCTGCTAACTCTTTCACATCGTTCTCATAAATCTTGCAAGCTATTTCATAAAGTTCTGGGACTTTATTCATTACCTTATCTATATAGTCAACTTTGTTTTTAAGCTTAGGCTTATGATCCATATTGTACTTACCTAATCTATCCTTTAAACTAATGTGGTACTTCATTTCAAATTGCTTGTATAATTCTCTCCAACGTTCCTGAAAGTTTGCGCCCCTATACCTGACTACTCTATTTAATACTTGTCTTTTCTCCGCTAAAGTTATTTCATCCACTAATCCCACGATAACCTCTTCTTTGTGCTCTATAACCTTATCCCTTAATGCTATAATTTCATTTTGCTTTCTTACCATTCCTAATGTATTTTTAAATATAAGCTTTGTATTTTCATCTACATATGGTAAATAAGTATTAATAAATTGATCTTCATTATTTACGTAGCCACCTGTTTTTCTTATTACTGGAAGGACATCTATTGCCAACCAATCTTGAAACTTTTCAGCTACATCATTACTGGCTTTAAATGCTAACTTATAAACTGCAGATTCAGGAATAAAATCATCTTTCCCAACATCTTGGGAAAAACCTTTGCCTAAATATTTATTAACTGTTTCCCAACGTACATATTCTTTACCGCTTTTTAGTTGAGTTAATCCTAAACTTTTGGCTACTGTCTCAGCATCAAACACTGTTTGTCCATTCTCTAGCTTTATTGAAACTTGGAATAGTTCATTTTTAAAAACTTGCAAATCATTCATAACTTGTCCTCCTAATTTTATTATCCTACTGAACCACCATCGTACAAATAACTGTATTTTTCGCCATAATGAAGAGTAAATTTTCCGGATTCTCTTTTTATTTTTGTAGGCCTTATTCCCTCTCTTGCTTCTAGTCCAAAACCATTCAAAAACCTGCAAATTAACCTTTCAGCTTTTAATTTATCTCCATCAGATAGTATTTTAAATCCTCTTATTGTTCTAAAATCATAGCCCAGCACCTTTTTAACTTCTAAAGCATTTGAAAATTGATAATCTTTTATATCTGCTTTTGTATACTTATTTGCAATTTTGTTATAATCCATAAATTCCACTTACCTCCTCTTTGAATTTATTACCCGTTGTTAGGGACTTGTACACCATTGCGATGTAATATAGTTGTAATTATTGAGATGTGCATGTTGCTCACTTTATATCATGAATCGCTTTCGATACATATGTTCCTTAGTTTAGTACGGTTTCACCCTGCGTTAATTTTCTAACCAATTCATCCATCTGGACTTGTGAAAGTATCCTTATTAATGATTTAGCAACTACTTCAGCTTGTTGTTCCTTTAAAAATTGAATGCCATCTTCTGTATGTGGATAATTAACAATTAATTTAATTGCCATAGCATCCTCCCCGCATTATTAATTAGAGTATGCTTATTTACATTTTTTTGTTACCTCACTAGTTTTAATCAGTACAAGAACTATTCTCCCATCAATATTTTTCTTGACAAATTTAATCATTTTTCGACACCTCCTTTAATTGTGGAAATATATCTTCTAAGCTAGCTTGTAAAGCTCTAGCTATAGATAAAGCTGTATCTATTTTCGGCACTTGCTTTCCTGACATGATCTCGTAAAAGCTTGTCCTGCCTATTCCTGAACTTAAAATTATTCCTGTTGCCGTTTGACCTTTGACCTTTGCTAATCTTAAATATTTTTTTATATTATTTTTCACTTTTTACCTCCTCGTTACATTCGGTTAACTGAACGTAATTTAATACTAATCCACTTTAACGAATTTGTAAAATCATGTTGTTCGGTTGAGCGACGATTAGCGAAATTTAGCTTTATTTACCTCTGAATTTCTAGCTAATTCTTTGATTTACTGTTTACTTTAACGAATACAAATGATATAATTCGTATTGTAAACCGAATATAAAAATATAATTATTAATCAAAATCTAGGAGGAATTTACAAAATGACTATACTGGGTGATAATATAAAAAAATTAAGAAATAGGGCTGGCATGCCAATAACTGCTTTAAGTAATGCTTCTGGAGTTGGAAGAAGTACTATAAGTGAAATAGAATCAGGTAAGGCTCAAAATCCAAAAGGCAATACAATTAATGCCATTGCAAAGGCGCTAGGTGTTAATATTGGCACATTGACTGAAATGGAAATCGAACATGAATATGTAATAACAGATATAGAAGAAGCTATGGAAGTGATTTTAAATCAAGAAAACTTAATTTTGCGTGGAGAAATCCTAGATGATGAATCAAAGATTCAGCTATCAAACAGTATAAAAATGGCCTTACAATTTGCTGTTGAAGCACAAAAACGAAATAATAAATTGATATAAGGGGTGCTCTTATGATTGCTGCAATATATTCACGTAAATCTAAGTTCTCCGAGAAAGGAGAAAGTGTAGAAAATCAAATAAAAATGTGTGAAGCATATGCAAATACTATTGGAATTGAAAAATTTATCGTTTATGAGGATGAAGGGTTTTCTGGTGGCAATGTTGAAAGGCCCCAATTTCAAAAAATGATGAAAGAAGCCAAAAGTAAAAAATTCAATTATTTAATATGTTACCGACTTGATAGAATAAGCCGTAATGTATCAGATTTTACTCAAACCATCGAAGAGTTGAAAAAATACAGAATAGAGTTTATAAGCATTAAAGAACAATTTGATACGAGCTCACCTATGGGTAGAGCAATGATGAATATATCGGCAGTGTTTGCACAGCTTGAACGTGAAACAATAGCTGAGAGAATAAAGGATAATATGATGGAGCTCTCCAAAACTGGAAGGTGGTTAGGCGGAACACCTCCACTTGGTTTTAAATCTGAATCCGTAAAATATAATGATAGTAATGGTAAAGATAAAAAAATGTATAAGCTAATTGAAGTGTTTGAAGAAATGAAAATAGTCAAGCTAATTTATAATTTATATCTTGAAAAAAAAGGATTTAGTGCTGTAGCTAACTACCTATGCAAAAATTACTATAATGGTAAAAACGGTGGAGAATTTTCTAGGCAAACAGTACAACAAATAATAACTAATCCCGTGTATTGTGTTGCAGATTCTCTAGCTTTTGAATATTTTAAAAACGTAGATGCTACAATTTATGGCGAACCTTGTTTAAATGGCTTTATGGTTTACAACAAACGTGAGGGTGGGAAAAAAGATAAACCACTTAATAAATGGATATTTGCAGTAGGTGAACATCCTGGTGTTATTAACTCAAATGATTGGATAGAGTGTCAAAAAATAAATGAGCATAACAAATCAAAAACTTCTCCAAGAGTCGGAACTGGAAGTAAGTTTTTACTGGCCAGTATGATAACATGTGGGTGTTGTGGATCCGGAATGGCATCATGGAGTCATAATAATAAAAAGTCTGGAAAGATGGAAAAATATTATAGATGTAACTTAAAAAACAGAGCTTCTAATCGTTGTAACAACAAAATGTTAAATGCATATAAAGCCGAGGATCTAATTATTGAATCTATTAAAAATACAAACGTTGAGCTATTAATAAAAAATATTGAACTACATAAAAAAGAAGTCGAAACTACTGATAGTGCAGTAATTGAAGTTATGAGGATAAAGAAAGAAATTGAACAAAATAATAAAATTAGGCAGGGATTGATTAGAAAATCTGCTTTCATGGATGATGACCCCGAAACAATTGAAATGTTTAAACAAGAAATATTTGAAATGAAAAAAGAAAATATAGAACTAGAAAGTAAGATTAAAGCAATAGAAATAGATTCTGTAACCCTAGAAAAAATGAATGAAAAGAATATTTCAGTAGATGAAATAATAGCTAGCTTAACTCATTTTAAAACGTACATTAACTATGTGGATGATGTTGAAGCAAAGCGTGAACTAATATTAAATATGGTTGAAAGTATAGTATGGTATGGTGAATCAGAAACTTTAGAAGTTAATTTAATTGGCTCAGGCAAGGTGTTGCCTCGGGGCACAGTTTTAGCTCGCAACTTGTGTTATGGAAGTAAGAGCAGACGCAACAACTACCAAAATACAAGTATGAATACAAATGCATTAATAGTTTCTCTAAGCACAAAAAAATAAATTGATTCATAAGCACATGCACTAATTCAAGAAGTTTAATACCCTCTGCAATAGGGACAATATAAGAGGGCATAATTAATTATACTGTTTTATCACTTAATTTAATTTTAAATACCATTTGACCATTCTTTTTAATTGTAAATATCAATATAGTTTTAACTTTAGGATCTTTTTTACTATTTTCCATGTTGCATTCCCCCAATTTATTATGTATAACTTACCATCTATATCCTTATACAACTAATAATATCACATTTAATTATAAAATAATAGAACAAGCGTTCGTGTTTTTACGCGCAATATGTAATATTTTTCTTATTTTTTAACCATCGTGCATGCATAACGGTATGAAGTAAACCCTATGGTTTGTATAATGACTTATGGGGTGAGGGTATGAATGAAAAAACTACAGTATATATAGAACCAGATTTAAAGGAATCGGTACAAATACGATTGCTTAAAGATAGGGAAAAGAAGAGCCTTTCTGCGCTAATAAATGAGTTGCTTACAAAATGGTTAAATGAACAGGAATAAAAAAACAAAAGGCATTGTATTAACCAGTGCCTTTTGTTTTTTTATTTAAATATTTAAATTTAAGTCTCAATTAAAGTTATCATTATACCATACGTGTCATTATTAGTCCTTACAACATCCTTATCTTTTTCAACATCATATTCGATATATTTAGACTTTCCTCCAATTAGTTTCCAGTTTAAAGAGTATTCGCCATCTAAAACTTTCTTAACTCTTTTACAACTAGTAGCAGGAACATACCCAATATCACCCATTTCTTCATGAACTACTTTTATCGCATTAGGATCAAATTTGTTTTGAGGGTCTGGAACTAATTTTATTTCAGAACTTCCATATATATCTACTTCATATATTTTGTCACCATCTGAATAATCTTCTAATATTTCTTTATTCGATAACCCATCATACGGTTCACTAGAATATTTTTCTTCCTTAACCATAGATTTTATTTTACTTTGAATTCCATTGAAAGTGACTCCAGCTATTTTAAATGATATGTCTTTCTTTGGTTTTGGCTTTGCAATTTCTTCTTTTATTATTGGATTTACAACACGCTGTACTTCCTTTACCTTTTCTGCCGGCTTACTTTTATCTTTCTTCTTAAATATATTATCAAAAAATCCCATGACATTTCCCCCTTTTGTTTCCATACATATTATAACATAAATAGGAGAATAATTTTAGCTACCTTTTGAATTTATACAAAAAAATTAAAAAACCCTGAATCTATCTTTTTATACATATGAAAACAGATAGATTATACCCTGGTATTACCCGGGTATTACTGGGGTATTACCAGGGTAAATATTTATAATTACTAATAAATATGAACGTACACAATACCCATAACTTAAAATGAGCTATTTTGAAAGGCTAAATCCTTATAAATCAACGTATATAGCATTTTAAATACACATCTAAAAACTACCTATATTAACACTTTAGAGTGGCACATTTCAGGTTGAAAAATAATCAAAAAATAAAAATAAACCCCAAGGATTTCTCCCTAGGGTGTAAATTAAATTTAAGTAGATAAATTATTTTGGTTTCTGTAAAATTCTAATTCTTTTGCCATATCTTCAATGTTAATTTTTGATTCGCTTTTAGAATTTTCAATATTTAATATTATAGGTTTATTTGTTGATTCTTCAGCATAACTCAATAAATTAATATTAGGATTTTTTAATTTATTTTTTAACCATTTTACAGCATCATCAATATATTTATTTAATTCTGCTTTTGTAAAAAATAATTTTAATATAAACGGTAATTTTAAATATAAAGCTGATATTACTTGGCTATATTTTGCACCACCCGTTGCACTTCCTAATTCCTTTTCGGCTTTTACAACTAAATCATAGATTATTTCTTTTACTAAATCCTTTTTACCTCTTTTGTACAAAATTGATAATACTGTAACTACTGCAACTACTAATAGAGCATCTGTCCAATAAGTTAATAATAAAACTTTTAAAAATATTAATATGTTCATTTTATAACCTCCAAGTTTTTATTTTAAATTTAAAAAGATGCCAATAAAGGCACCTTTTATGCTACTAGTTTTAGTATCGTATTTATGCCTGCTACACCATCTACAATAAGCCCTTTTGACTTTTGGTAGTTTAGTATAGCGTCATAAGTCTGGCGCCATGGAGCATCTCCATAATCATTATCTATCTTTATATTTAGCTGTTCTTGAATCCACCCAACTAAGATATTATTATCGCCTCTTCTTACAGCAACTTTTTCTAGAGCTGCTTTGGTATTGGGTCCCATCCAGCCATCTTCTACTAGTCTACGACCATAATAATCCGTAATTCCCATTGCATTTAATGCATGTTGGAGTTTAAATACTTTATTTTGTATTGGAGCAGCAGTAGCCAAAAGAGTAACTTGAATTAATCCATTTGTAAATGTATCTTTCATAGTTTGTAGTGGATAATTTTTGCCAGGGCAAGCTGTAGCCATTTCATCTTTATGCCCTAAAACTGCTTTTATAGTTGGGTATAAGCTTTTACAATAATGTATTAGCTCCTTAATAGCCTCTCTTTGTATATCAGGCATTACCATATTATCAAAATTACCAACAGCACAAATATGCAAAGAATCTTGATTGTGGCCAAAAATACCTGCCGGTACATATTTAGGATCTCTGCCTTTATAAACTTTACCATCTAGGTCCACAATAAAATTATAACCTAGCCCAGCCCAACCTAAATTTAAATGTTGTTGATGATAAGCCTGAACTGTATTAATACCTGCGCTATGATGTAAATATAACTGCCTTGGTGTGTTACCTGGTGTCATTTCCTTAAATTTTAATCCTAAATCAATAATATTCATATTATTTGTCCTCCTTAATTTCTTTTTTGTTTCCTGCCTGCAGCTGCACTAATGCATCTCGTAGTTTGTCGGGTATAGGCAACCCCAACTGAGCACAATTTTCCAGTAAACTTATGCCCTCATTCGCAATATAAAAATAACATATAAGTGTCCTAAATAACCACGTACCCGCATTTAAAAGCCTATCTAATAAAACTGCTACAATTATTACTATAAGTATTAAACTCTTCCTGGCTATGCCCTTAAGGCCTATGTCGCTAGAGATCTCTTTATTTACATATGCTTTTATTAATCCTGTAATATAATCCAGGACCATGAATAGGAGCAACACTATTATTGCTGTGTCCCATACTCCAAATAACCATGTTAGGCATGTACCCATTACTGCTATTACTGTTTTAATTGAAGTTCCTTTATCCATTTTCTACCTTCTTTCTTTTATATTTTTTCGCATAACAAAAGACACCCTTGCGAGTGCCTATATTGTATTATTCAGTTTTAATGCTAATTACGTCTTATTATCCGAGTGTGCAATTAACTAAAATGTATATTTATATACCATCCCTCTACCACTACCAAACCTAATAAGCAAACTATTATCATATATCTCACAATCTTCGGGTTCACTCGCTACATCTGACATATAAATACTAGAGGTTAATTTATGTGTATTTAAATCTATAACCCACAAATAATTGTCTGTTGTGCTTGAACCACCATCTGGTAAAAATAGCTTACCATTATTTATACAATGTCCTTGATAAACAATAATCCTACTCCTTTGATTCGGAAATGCATCTTCAATTAACCATGATTCTAGCACATCACTTTCAGCAAATATAACGTCACCACTAGCTAATAATGGCATTTTAAACTTTTTAATCATATGTCTATTATTAACATCTTGATAATTGTCAATAGTTTTCCCATAAGTATAAATAAAACCTTTTTCATTATCCACAATCCAGTCAAACTCATTAGCATAATTAGTATTTATGTTTGCGTAGCTAAGTGTTTGTACCAATGTAGCACTAAAAACACCGCCTGTATTAACTATTCTTTCTACGAAACACCTATGACTACCAGTACATTCGCTTATATATAAAAGAGGGTATTCATCACCAATATCAAAATACTTCGTTCCAAAACTAGCACTATTAGCGTGATTAAGTGCGTTGTATGAGCCTAAATTAAACTCGTTTATTATAGTTTTAGTTAATAAATCAATTGCAACACATACTCCTGTATTGTAAAATACAAACATTGTATCATTAAATATTGTCATACCTTGATTTGATTCCGTTGTTACTACTGTTCCTAAATCTGCAACATTAAAATATAAACTTTTATCATATTTAGGCTTTAAAATTATTTTTTCGCCACTATAATCTGTATTGCCACCATTTATTAATGTTGGAATTGTTTCCATTACTCGTCTTCTAGTATCTTTTTCAATTAACGCACCTAAATCACTAGTACCATTATTTCTACAGTTTGATAATAAAATATATGGCATAGGTTTATTTGAAGTATTTGTTGAAACTTCAATATTGTTTGTTATTAAATTCCATATTAAATTATCATCAACATTTAATACGTATGTTGTTAATCCTGTTGTTTTTGATGCAATAATAATACCTTGTTTTGATACTTGATATAATGTGCTTGTTGATAAATCTATTGTCAATTTTCCTGTTGGTGTATTTTCCTTTATAACATTTTTAGATAAATCATAACCGCCACCACCAACAACAAATAACCCATTAAAACTATTTAACAATTCATTATAAGGATTTAGTAAAAATCCATTTGTAAAGCAACCATAATAATTATTTGCCATTAATAGATTTTTTTCATTTCTTGCGACTGTATTACCTTGCACTACTATTGTATTGCTTACTAAATCCCAAAGCATAACACTATTAGTAGGTAAGTTTATAACAGTATCACTTGCAAATACATATGTTTTATATATCGCACCACTAGTACGTTTTATACTATAAAGGCTACCTACGCTAAAATAAAAATCTATGGATGAATCGCTTTTAAGTAAAATACCTTTTAATTTTGAAGCACCAGCACCACTATATGCACTTGAAACACTTTGCATTACAACTTGTAAATCTGTATCATAACCCATTTTTGCAGTAGTAACCCCACCATCTGCTACAACTGCGTTAACAGGTGTTGCTCCAGCTATTTGTTGTATAAATTCGGTTGTCATATCATTTTGACCTAATAATGTTAATTTATCTCTCTTTTTAACTATTTCAGCATTTGCAAGATTTAAATCTGCTAAAGTTGCTTTATTAGTAATAAAATCTTGTGTCGCCATATTTGCCAATTCTGACGCAACTTTATCCAGCCTTACAGGCAAACTTACCTCTCCACCTCTTGCACTTACTATCTCTGCATTTTCACTTCCGGCATTGATAACTAAATCATCAAATATTATTTTTAAATCGTCTTGTTTGCCTGTAGTAATTTCTACCTCTGTGTTAATTGCTTCTATACCAGTTGCGATATTTTCTCGTACATCTTTCCCAAACACAGCATCTCTTATTTGTGCTATTTTATCTAGTATGTTAGCCATGTACCCACCTCCTTAATTTTCTACATAAAAAAGACACCTAATTTTATTTAGATGCCCACTTGCTAAAATTTATTAAATTGTCTGCTTCGCATACTATTCTTCCATTTATATTTGTAGAAGCAAAGCCATATTTATTATAAGTAATTCCTTCTCCTACTATTGCTCCGCATTCTGCAACAAATAATAGGATTAAAAAACCAACTATTAACTTTTTAAACTTTTTCATTTAATAACACCTCTTAATATATTATATCCATAATTTACTTAAATATGCAAGTTTTATTTGCTTTGAATGAATATTTGAGAGTATACTATAGCTTCAATTCTTCCATTTTGAGTCGTACTAATTTCTATTTTGTTATTTCCAATAACAATATGTGAAGTAATATCTATATTGTATTCGTCTATAGCCACATCACCGCTATAAATTACTCCTATATCAACACCATTTATTTTAATTTTAACATCTTTTGCATATGTGCTTTCAAAGATTCCATATATGGCATTATGAATATGCGCCAATATTGTTATTGCGTGCGTATGTGCCTCTATAGTGATAGTATGAACGTGCGCTAATATATTAATTATAAAGCTATGAGTGTGCTGATACGCCATAGCCATCAATGAATTAGGTAAATAATGAAAATGTGGATCGTTTGGAGCGCTACTACTTGTTACAACTTCAACTGTGTTTCCAGAATCATAGTCACTGGCTGGTGGTGTAGTTATGTTTTTTGTTGAACCTCCACCACTTGCACTACTAGTTGTACTACCTCCACCACTTGCACTAGTTGTAGCTACACCGCCACCACTAGCACTATCCTTACTATTTGCCCTATATTTTCTGCCATGTAAATTAATATACACCCTATTGATATTTATTGTTTCTTTTGGTATATCTAAATCAAGTGTAATAGGATGTGTTGCATCTGCATTTTCATATTTTTGTATAGGAAATATCACTGTGTTTCCCTGAGGTGCATTTTCAAGACTTAAATTTCTTTGCCTTAAATCTACAATTTGATCACTAAGTGAAATTGGCCTTGTACTAATTACTAAAGTTGGATTCCATGGACTATTAATCAAGTCTCTCGTTCTTTCAATAACCCTTGCGTATACATCTACATCCATTACACTACAAAGCGTGTGAATTGTATCACCTAGCGAATACTTTTCATTCTCATGGCCGCTAAGCACTGATAAATCTAATTGACTTTGAGTATATACAAGTTTAATTTGTTTTTTTTCTGCCAGTACATTTTGTCCGTATATTTTTAATGTATCCGCATTTTGAATATCTTTATTTGTTGCTACGCCCTCTATAACTCCATATTCTGCTATTGCTAAAGCATCTTGGATATATTCTAAGTCGTCATTAACCTTTGCTATAGTAAGTTGATTAATACCCTCGCCATATCCAAGCGGAATAACTCTTGTAGTTATTTCAAGCGGATCATACTCCACCACCATATCCTTTAAATTATATCCTAGCTTTACTTCTACATCATTATTCTCGCCTAAGTCTGTTAAATAATCTAAATATAATATATCTGTGGTTTCTCTTACTCTTATGTCTCCGCCTAGAATATTGTGTAATTTAGTTACAATAGCATTTAAGGTGCTTTCATAGTTAGTGTCTATTGTGATAGGCTGTGTAATTTCAATCGTTCCTAGTTGTATTTTACGGTCATTATCTACTGTGGCATTATGGGCATTTAGTAAATAGGTTAATATTTGCGTGGGAGTTTTATTTATGAAGTTCCATCTGCGAGTATTTGTGTCATTAAGATAGCTCAAAGCACCCTCACACGTTACGTTCTTTTCAAATTTTCCACCGCTCATGTCACTTTTAAGTGGTATAATTCTACCGCTAAAAATTATTGAATTGTCTCTTGTATCTGTTATTTTTACTTTTGTTTTTAATCCATTAACTAAATTATATCCTGGATTAACATATGGAACAGTAAAGGAGAGTTCTTCCGCTTTGGATAAACTCTCTTTTAAATCTAAATTTAATAAATGTGGTGTTTCTTTATCTGCGGATGGGTAATGTATAATAGTTTCAACTCCATTATTAAATAAACTAATGCTATACATTAAATCATCACCGCCTTAAATACAAAGGAGATTGTTCCTGTTCCATTTATAACTATAATATTCTCGCCATTTTGTAACTTCAAGCCATAAATAACATTACTTCCTGAAATTAAATTATAAGTAATTCCACCTATTACAATTGTCATATTAGCATTTATATTAATTGTAGGTGTAATTAGTCTACCTTTATTATAAATTGTTACTGTGAGTGAACTGGTGACGTTGAAATCTAAAGTTTGCATATAATCAGTTTCAAAGTTGAAAGTGTCCCAAATATCATTTCCAACAAAATCAACAGATGTCTTAAAAGGTTCTGCAATAAATTTAACTGTAAATTCTGCCACGCTATTTTTTTCTGCTGGTTCTATAGTATTTTCAATTTCTGCTATAAAATAATAATCTTTTATATCGTCAAAAATAAGCTGATTTTGTGGTGATTCTTGAAGCCATTGAGTAATTTGTGTTAATTGACTATGCAGTTGTGCTTTACTGCTACAAATAAGAGTAAAACGTACCTCTATGGCTCGTTGATTGTATATTATTTCTCCATTGCTGGCTACTGTTGAAAAATCATAAACTGAATGCATTCCAGGAACGGAATCTTTTATTTTTTTCTTACTTGGTGTACCTATTTTCTTACTGTTCATAATCAAATTAAAATCTGTATAGGAATGTTTTCCATTAAATGTTATGCCATTCAAATGCCAACACTCCTTGCAGTTGCTTTATTTTTACCGCCCATTAGATTATCTATATCGTCAATTAAATATTCAGCTATTACTTTACCATTTTGTAATACTAATTGTAATGTTATTGGTTGTTTATTATTCCTACCATTAGTAGGTAATATTTCTCCACCACTATTTTCGTATGGGTTTTCTTTTTTAGGCACTATCATTTCGCCCTCATGCGCATTAATTAACATGTCTCTCGGCAAACTTCTTGACCCTACCGCAAAGCTAGGTATATTGGGGATGTTAAATCCAAAACCCTTCCCGCCTATCAATGGGACCCAATCGGGTACAGTAAATTTTAATTTATTTAATGCATTTACCATAAAGTTTAATCCGCTAATAACTCCATTAACCATGCCTTTAAATCCACCCTTAATACCATCTATTATGCCACCTATAAAGCTTCCTATAGCTCCAAATACGTTCATAGCTACTGCTTTTACAGTATCCCAATTTTTATAAAGCAATATACCAGCTGCAACTAATAAACCTATCGCAATTACAACTAATCCTATTGGACTTGTTATAAAAGCTATTACCGCTGCAAATGCTCCACCTACCACAGTTGCTATGCCTGTTATAGTTGCCCATATTCCAGTAGCAATGGCGACTGCATTAATTGCTAATGTATAAATACCAAAAACTATAGTTGCAGCAGTAATTCCAGCACTTAAAGCTACTAAAATGTCCTGATATTTTACAACCCAATCTATTATTGATTTAGTAACAGTTATTACGCTATCTATTGCAGTTTTCATTATTTCAAACGCAATTTTAAAAATTTCTTGGATAATTGGTATATTAGGAGACACCCAATTATATAAACTTAATAATATTGGTATTAGTGTATTGCCAATAAACCCGCTTACACCAATTACTAAACTGCTAATTGTATCAAATACCACTTTAAAAGTTGATTGTATTTCGGGAAGATGTGCCATAATCCAATCTAGCATACTCTGGAACATCGGCATTACACTTGCACCTATATTAGTTACCATTGCTCCCATACTTCTTTTAGCCTGGTCTATACTATCTGTAAATTTAACACCCGCGTCTACCGTTTCATCAGATAATACCAGGCCTAAATCATTAGCCTTTTTTCGCATTTCTTCTATGCTTCCAGAAGCTCCATTGATCAAAGGTGCCAATTCAGATGCGCTTTTCCCTAACAAATCATTTGCTAGTGCCGCCTTTTTAGGTCCTTCCTCCATCCCTTGTAATGCCATGATAGTTTCGTTAAACATTTGCTCCTGTGACTTCAAATTACCTGTGCTATCCTCAACGCTAACTCCTAAATCTGCAAAAGCTTTTGTGGCTAAAGTGCCTCCTTCGCTTGCATCAACCATAATACCACTTAATGTTTTAAACCCGCTTTGTAAGACTTCAACACTCATTCCACTTTGTGATGCTATAAAATCCCATTCTTGAAAACCCTTGCGGCTTAATCCGATTTTCTGGCTAAGCTTATCAATTCTATCGGCTGCTTCTGCGCTTTTAGTTGCAACTCCAAACAATGCCGCGGCTCCAACAGTTGCTGCTGCTCCAAGTGCTGCTCCCCATTTCGCAACTGTTTTTATACCATTCCCAAACTTTTCACCTAGTCCCACTACATTTTTATCTGTTTTCTGTAGTGATTTATCCGCGTCTGACGAATCAACCATTATACTACCCACTAAACTAAAAATATTAATTTTTCTTCAACTCCTTTGCTTCATGCGCTAATATTACTTCATTCATTTCGTTTTCTATTTCCTCATAAGAAATTTGACTACCTCGATTTTCTTGTCTTATCATGTTTTGCTTTTTATAATCTTTAAAGGATATAAAAGATTCTTTGTCCATCTGTGGATATTGCAATGTCCACATCTCCCATAGATCATCTTCATATTTTTTTTCTTTAGCTTTATTCAACAATGCAGTTATATTTTTAATCTTAATTTTAGTATTTGATATTATCCCGTAATTGCTATATAAAAGATTTAGTGTTTCGGCATAACCGATTATATAGCTTGTTTGAAAAAACCCACTGTGTCCTTATCTGTAAATATCTCCTTTAAGGTAGTAACCATCTTGAATGGCCCTTGAGCTTTAGCTTCCTCTAAAGTAATTTCTTGCATAACAGCTACTATTTCAAATAATTCTTCTTTAACTTTTTTAGAATTTTTTAAAACATATTTGACTAACATGATTCCTAAATCTTTAGCGTCTAACTTTTCCGTTTTATTTTCTTCTTGTAACTTTTTTCTGTAGGTGTCTAAATCCAATTTGTCATAAATATCTACTATTGATGGCAACATATCAAAAACTTTACTGCTACTTATCATAATTTCCTCCTAAAAATAAAAGAGTAGAAATTAATCTACTCTTTCTTATTTAAACTACTGTTATTGCTGCTATTGTTTCAATCTTAAATAAGTTTTCTTGAAGTCCATCTTCTTCCATATCCCAATGTGCGTTAAATTCTAGTGCAATTTCGCCCTCACCCTTAGGTACTGCTTTGAGTTCAAAATCATTTTCGGCCATGGCGTTATAAAGGGTAATTTTCCTATATCCTTTTTTGATAGTTTTAGCAAACATGGTAACATTCTTAAGATATGCTCCATCTGCTATTATTCCAACATTATCCACACCACATGTTAATGTGTAAGGTGATTCTACTGTTCCATCTCCAGCTAATGTTGCATATGGCATATTCAAGGCCATTGTTTGTAGACTTGTATCTAGTGCTATTACACTCAACATTGCTTCTATACTTTCAATTACTTGTGTACCTTTAGTTTTTCCCATTCGTCCATCAAATTCGATGTCTCTAATAGATTTTTCTGCCTTAAATCCAGCGCCCCCACGAGTAGGTCCTAGCATGTATGCATCCGTTTCACCATAATTGATGTAAACTATGCCGTAATCTATTTGAATATCTTCTATTTGCTCTTTTTTAGTTTTTGCCATTATTTAACCTCCTTAAGTCCTTTTTAAAATTCCTTTATAGTTATAACTTCTATGTCTTAATGTTTTGTCATCATCTGCTATAGACAACATATTTTCATTAAAAAAAACTACCGATAAATTATCCGTAGTAATTACTTCTGTATCTAAGACTTTAACCTTGGCCATTAAAGTTTCTAGCGGTGTTGTATCACCTACTAGAGTTTTATCCCATCCATCAACGGATAATGTGACTAGTTCGCCACCCTCGCCATCAGGATATAACTGAAAATCATATACTAAATATGGATATACTGCGTTTTCAGGTGCTATTTCCCAGTATATTCTAGGATGCAAAGTCTTTAAAAATATTCTTATTTGTTGACTAAGTTCTAACATTCAATCACCTACTCAATTTCTTCTGATTCGTCAATTAGCCTTTGAGCATCTTCTCCGCTAATAGCGCTCAAATACTGTGATTCAATTTTTATTATTTCTGGGATGTTTTCCATAACAGTTTCTTTTAGAAAACCTCTTTTAGGTTGGCTGTGTGTTCCAAGTTCTGCCTGCATAGCATACCAAGAATCTCCGCTTTTCCCCCATTTTGTGTTACCCATTCCAAGTTGAAGATCACCTTCAATTTTTCTTAACCATGATCCAACTGTATTCTTCGCTCTTTTGCCTTTTTTAAGGCCTGGCAAAGTTCTTAATTTAGCTGTTACTTTATATCTTATCATTCTGCTTACATCCCTAAGTGCCGCCCTGCTTAATTCTTTTATTGTATAACTGGCCTGATCTATATTACTTGTGTATTGAATACCTCTTCTGTTAATCTTCATATTACTTTTAGGCAATGGCATTATATCACCGCCAAGGCTTTAATTTCCATAAATTCATTACCATATTTAATATTGTCTATAAAAGCAATGTCGTAATTATTTCCCTCAAATATAATTCGCATACTTTCAGTAATATTTTTATTGCATCTGATAGTAAATTTAATAGTTTTTTCGGCCTGAACTGCTTGGGCCGCGAAGTACTCTCGTCCATTTAGATTGCTTACGCTCGCCCAAACTGTTTTATAATCTGACCACTCTTGGATTTCAAAACCATTTTCATTTAATATTGTTGTAAATTTTTGAAATATAATTCTTTTATTAAATCGTTCAATCACAGTACCACCACCACTACTTCTACATTGTAATCAATAGACATGGATAAGTGATTTCTAATCATAAAATAAGAATCCATATATCTAATACTCTCTTTTTCATTTGTACTATATTCAGACTTACAATATGTTTTTATAGCTCTTAATATTAAAGCATCAGTATCAATTATTTTACTTTCAACTATACCACATAGCTTTAAATCAGCCTTTGCAGCATCTATAGTCTCTTGTATATCTCCATCTAGTATATTGTCATCAAATCTTAATATTAACTTTATTTTTTCTAACATTTTATTCCCTCCTTATAAAAATAAAGAGGGTTTTAACCCTCTAAAATTCTAAGCTAATGTCTTTGTTAAAGTTACTAGAGAGTTTACATCCACAACCTTACCATCTGCTAACATTATAGCTTTTGTAACCATATCATCAGTTTCATTATCTTCATATTTTTTCAAAGTCATTTGATAATTAGTATTTAAAACATAATCTTTGAAATTAAATAGGAAAGCAAATTTTGTATCTGCTGCAACTGTTGAAAGATAAGATCCTACATAATTGTTTAGAATTACTGTTCTTCCTAGTAAAGTTCTTTCAGGTCTTCCAGCAATTCCATAATTAACACGTGCAATAGGTTGTTTTTGACTGTCAACCATTCCTATGAATGCCATGAATGATTTTTTAGACATACACCATACTGCGTCCTGTTCATATTCAAGAGGTAGTGCTGCTTCTGCTGCTATTAAATCTTTATAACCTATAGCTGTTGCATTCACAATTTCTAATGCTTGACCTGTCGCAGGAGTTTCTGTTAATATTCCTTTTGGTTCTGTAGTTCCGCCACCACTTATAATAGATTGCTCTAATGCTTTAACCATAGCTTCAGTAATATTGTTGATTATAGTACTTTCAAATACTGCTAAAGTTATAGTATTAACTTCAAAGCTAACTGACACCGCGCATCTAAGTTTGAAGTAAGTAAATGTTATATTTGCAGTAGTTTTCTTTTGTTTATCACTTCCAGCACCTTCAGCTACCCACGTTGCAACTGGTTTAACGCTTGATGTAGGGATTGAAACTCCGCCTTTGTAAGATGTTCTAGTTACTAAAGGTAAAATCATACCAGTAGCTTCTAATTTTTCTATGATCTTCTCCATAACTGTAGTTGGTATTACAGATCCTACATCTGTTGTGAGAGTGTTTTCGTCTATATTTAATAATTGACTAGGAATAGCAGTACCTCTGATAATATTGTTCATAAATGCTTTTCTGTAGTCTACAGTTGCATACATATCCTCATTTACTACATTACTAGTTGAATCTAAAACTTTACCCACAACATTCACCCCTTTATTTTCGATATTAAGTACTTTGAACTTATCCTCTAGTGCTGCTTTATTAGCTAGGTCCTTAGATTGTTCACCCCATTCATTATCCATCGTTTCAACTTCTGCCATTTTAGCATCAATTGATTCTTTTGAAGATGCTGTATCAATCATTTCTCTAATACTATTCATTAATATTGCTCTTTGATCATCTTTGTCTTGTTTGTTTTTAAAATTCATTTTATATTCCACCTTTCAATTTTAGATAATTAAATTCATTTTCTAGTTTATCTTTGCTCATATCATTTAATCTTTTATTTTGCATTTTATTAATGATTTCTTCTGGAATCATATTACTAAATGAGTTATTAAGTTGAGTATTTTGTGTATCCTCAAACATAATTCCATCAATTAATCCCCTGTCTTTTGCTTGTTGTGCGGTTAACCAGGTTTCATCTGCCATCATCTTCAAAGCTTCTTTCATGCTCATACCACTTTTAGCAATATAAGCATTTGCAACTGTTTGATCTGCAACTTGTAAAACTTTAGACATTTTATCCATATCATTACTATTTCCTGCCGCTCCACTTGATACTTTATGTACCATCATCATTGCAGTAGGTGACATGTAACTCTCACTAGCCATTGCAATAACTGAACCAGCACTATAAGCACTGCCAACTATGTTTGTTTTTTTATTCCCTTTGCTATATCCTCTTATAGCAGTGTAAATTTCACTCGCTGCGGATATATCGCCACCATTAGAATTAATTTCTATTTCTAGATCCTCATTAGTCATTATGCTATTTAAAACTTTGCTTACTTTACTTGGAGAGGTCGCTTCAATACCAAAGTAATCATAAATCCATTGTTGTTGACTTGATACTATAGGGCCTTTAATATTTATTTTAGCCATTATTTGTTTTCACCTCCTTTACCTGATACAACACCAGTGTCTTTTCTTAATAACACTCTGTCACCACCATCAATAGGCCCCAAATTCATAACTCTTCGTACCTCGTTAGGTGTCATCATTCCTCTATCAACAAATTGTACTAAATTAAGCTTTGTTGCCATGCTTGCATAAGATAAATTAGAAGCTTCAAATATTATCGAATTTCCAAAACCTCGTTCTCTCCTACTAAATAACTTTCTAGTATATTCTCCACTTAATTGGAGCCCTAAAGGTTCTACTTCTGATTCGTAATAAGCATTCCATTCATCTTCTGTATATTTAGATTGAACTATCTTCTCATTCGTACCAAAAAAATTATAAAGCCTTGTTATGGTCCTATCCATCTGTGCTGCATTAGGAACATAAGGCTTATCCTCTACTTGTTCTAAATCATATTTAGGATCACTTGCTGCAACTCCTTTTCCCTTATCAATACTTAAAAAGTTGTCAACAAATTTTGTAACTTCCATATCTCGGTCCTCTGGCCTTAATACACTTTTAAATTTCATAAGCCATTTTATAACCATACTGTTTTTTATAGCCTTTACTATACCCTGATCTGTTGTATTTACAATTTCCATAAGCGGTAATAATGCATCCCTTGGACTTTCTCCAAATATATCATTTCTGTTATAGTCTTGGCGCAAATGTATTATATCCGCATATGGATAAGTAACATTTTTACCATTTCTCATGGTACATTTTAAAAATAATTCTCCTAATGTATTGTAAATAGCTTCAGCACTTAAAGCAGGAATAGGATATAATTCATTCGCATATCCATTTTCATCACGATTAATATAAATAAACGCATTATTGTTAAGTTGTAATTGAGTGGTTATCTTTTCTTGTAATAACTGGCCTGTCATATATGGATTAGGTTCTTCTAATAAAAAACGCATGTAAACATCTGGATTAACTTTTAAATCCAATGCTCCATCCGCTCTCAATGTTTCTCTTATGTGTTTTGCCATTAATTTACCTATTGCTTTTGCTTTAGGTCTTACACATGCCCTTATAACATCACTTTTATATAAATTTCCATTCCAATTGTAAAAACCATTACCTTGATCTGTTATCAATTCAAATCTTGTTGTTGTAGAACTTTTATTAAAAAATTTATTAAATAATCCCGTTTTCATCACCTCCCTTCATTAAATCATGTTTGTATAATCCTCTAGATGTCTTTCTAGACATACGTAAGCATCTAGTAAGCTTGCAGTACCGTCAATTCTTCGTCTTTGATTATGTGTTTTACAAGGTTGTATATTAAGATTCTTATCTGTTTCTATAGCAGTATTAGATAAGCACCATTTGAGAATAGGATTATTGTTATAATTGATTCTTTTAGATCCTAAGTCAGCACCCATGTTTTTCATAGGTCCACTTAATGTTTTTTTACCTTGTATTACAGCTTCCATACTTTCAGCTCCAAAATATGACTTCATTTCTTCAACAAAATAAGTAGCGGACCACGCGTCATATCCTGTCCATGGCATATAAATATTATCAGTATGTTGTATTTCTAAAAACCATTCTGTTACATGCTTATGATGTACTTTATTCCCTTCAACGGTCCTTAGATAACCCATATCTCTCCATATGTCATATGGTATCTTATCTTCTGCAACTCTTAGTTCTAATAAATCTTCTGGCAACCAATACATTTGCTTTACGTAAATTGTATTGTCTCCTGGGACCATAAACATTACTGTTGCACATGTTAAATCTGTTGTACTAGATAAATCCGCTCCGCCAATGCCATATTTAGGTTTTAATAAATTTAAATCAAATGTAGCTATATTGTTTAGTTCCTCAAATGTTAACCACGCTTCAGAACTAGTCTCCCTAACATTAAAATCTTTACATAATAAGTTTCTTACTAACTTCGCATCAGCTTTTGCCTTATTAACTTTATTTTCTAATTGATCAATTCTTTTAATACTTTCTAAGCCAGGATTAGGCTTATACCAGTTGTCTTTTTCGGTCCATTCTTTTCTATTATCAAGTTCATATACAACCGGTAAAAATCTTTCGTTTTTATATCCGTTAGCATCTTCATATCCATTTATAATTCTTTCAGCTTCGTCATATTTACGGTCATATACACTTTCTCTTATAGTTCCAGCTGTAGTAGTTACGAATATAAGTGGTTGTTCTCTAGCACTTGTACCATCGACAATAACATCATATAAATTTTGATCTGTCCATGCGTGGATTTCATCAAGTAGCGCACCTTGAACATTTAAACCGTCCAAACTATCACTATCTCTACCAAGAGGACGAAAAAAAGAATCGTTATAGTCGGCAACCAACTCTGCAACTAAAGGTTTAATCCTTTTTAACAGTACTGGTGACTTCTTAACCATTCTTTTAGCTTCTAGCCATATTATTTTAGCTTGATCCTTTTTAGTAGCACACGCATATACTTCGCTCCCTGGTTCTCCATCTGCTATTTGCAAATATAAACCTATTGCAGCCGCTAAAGTAGATTTTCCATTTTTTCTAGCCACTATTAGCATTACTTCCTGAAATTTTCTAGTTCCATCAATTTTATGTATAATTCCAAATGTTGCAGCAACTAATGCTTTTTCCCATAATTCCAATATAAAAGGTTTTCCACCCATTTTTCCTTTAGAATGTTTACAATAATTTTCTATAAACTCTAATGCGTGATTTCCTTTTTTATTATCATATTCCCATTCACATTTAGGATCATTAATTATTCTTACTAATTCTTTATAGACTTTGTAAGTTTTTTTACAAACATGTTTTCTATTTTTATTTATCCAGTTAAAATATTCAATGATAGGATTATAAGTAAGCTCATAAACTATTCTTTGAACTTTTACACTAATCATCTATTATTCACAAAGGTATCAAACCCATCATCCTTAATTTTATTAGCAATTTCTTTCGGCAACAAATCAGTAATTGCTTTCATCGTAGATACAAAGTTTTTAATCATCGTATTATAAATATCAATTTCAGCTGATTTCTTTATACCAAATTGATTCTCACCGTTTTGATATTCAACTGTTAATCCATTTTTGTTTAAGTAGTCCTGGAGTTCTCTTAATGTCACCGCCATAAAAGCAGCATTTTCAATCACTGTTGAAATTGATTTTTTCACCTGTATATCCATATCCTTAAAGAGCTTGTTAAGTTTTGCTATCTCTTTTTTAATTTCTATAAGTTTGGCCATTTCATCTAATTTTTTATTATTCGTGTTTCTCACCTCTCCCCTATTCTACACCCCTCCTTGAAAATTTCCTGTGTGTTTTTTGAAGC